ACCCTCACAAAGGTTATTATACAGAGTTTCTGAAACCTTGTCAACCATTTACATAAGTGTTATAATATCTACATAATAATGATAAAAACTTATGATAACCACAGCAGTTATGGCCAAGAGAAAAAGGTCAGAGCATTACGTTAATAACAAGGAGTTTCTTGCAGCACTCATCAAGTATCGTGAGGATGTGGAGATTACTTTTATTCAACTACATGGAAGAGAACCTCTGAAAGAAGATAGAGCAAAAAGATGGGAAACAAAACCTCAAATCCCTAGATATGTTGGAGAGTGTTTTTTGAAGATTGCAAATCACCTTTCCTTTAAACCAAACTTCGTAAACTATATGTTTAAGGAAGATATGATTTCTGATGGCATTGAAAATTGCGTTCAATACATTCATAACTTTAATCCAGAAAGGTCGCAAAATCCTTTCGCATACTTCACTCAAATTATTCACTTTGCGTTTCTTCGTCGCATTCAAAGAGAAAAACGTCAGTTAGAAATTAAAAATAAAATTCTTGAACGTTCTGGGTATTCAGATGTTTTCACTGACGACAATACGGTTGACGGTACAAATTATTCAGATTATAACTCAATAAAAGATGGAGTTCATAGTAAGTTGAGATATTGATTATGCACCACAGTGTATAAATAATGGAAACATTATGGAGCATTATGCCTAATCAGTATTCACAATCAAGAGTAAATAGACTTAAAGCAATAGAAAACGGAGAAAAAAAGTATATTAGTGAAACTCCATGCAAAAAATGTTGTTCTTATGAAAGATATGTTTCTAATAATTCTTGTGCTCCCTGCGCCATAAAATCTGGTTTAGAAAAACTTAATAATGAAGAATTAATGAAACCTTATAGGACAAAGGAGAAAACAAAAAAAAGATTAGATAGATGGAGAGAACAAAATCCAGAAAAATGGAAAGATCAAAATAAAAGATATCCTGAAAAAAATAATGCTAAATCCGCAAAAAGAAGAGCAACAGTAAAAGATCAAACTCCTTATTTGACTGAAGATGAAATCAAACAAATATTGACTATCTATCAAGAGTGTAGTAAAATTTCTACTGAAATAGGAATACCTCACGAAGTGGATCATATTATTCCTATATGTAATGGTGGGTTACATCATCCAGATAATCTTCAAATTTTAACTATGAAAGAAAACCGAAGTAAAGGTTCTAAATGAAATTAGCAATTTTAACTGATACCCACTGGTCTGCCAGAAAATCCTCAAGATTATTTCAAGATTATTTTGAGCAATTCTATAATAATGTTTTTTTCCCAACACTGGAACAGCATGGGATTGATACTATTATTCATATGGGAGATGCTTTTGATAGTCGTAAGTCAATTGATTTTGTTGGACTTGATTGGACTCGTAAAGTTGTACTTGAACCACTTTCAAAATATAAGGTTCATCTAATTACTGGAAATCATGATGTTTACTTTAAGAATTCTAATAAAGTAAATTCTCCGGAACTTTTGCTTAAAGATTATGGGAACATCACAACCTACTCTGAACCAACTGAAGTTAATATTGGTGGTTTAAATATTCTCCTTCTTCCTTGGATCAATTCAGAAAATCAGGATAAATCATTTAAATTGATTAAGAACACCAGAGCAAAAGTTGCGATGGGGCATCTTGAACTTCAGGGTTTTAGAGTAAATAAAAACTTGGTAATGGACGAACATGGACTTGAAGCAAATATTTTTAAAAACTTCAAAAAAGTATTTTCTGGTCATTACCATACTCGTTCTGATAATGGAACTGTCTTCTATCTGGGTAATCCTTATGAGATATACTGGAATGATGTAAATGATCCTCGTGGATTTACTATTTTTGATACTGAAACATTAGAGCACTTTCATATTGATAATCCTTATCGTATGTTCTATAACATATACTATGAGGATACTCCATATCAAACATTTGATGTGCGAGAGTATGAAAATAAAATTGTTCGTGTAATTGTTCGTAAAAAATCAGACATTAAACAATTTGATAGATTTATAGATAAACTCTATAATGCAAATATTGCTGAACTTAAAGTAGTAGAAAATTTTGCAATAGAAGTATCTGAAGATTTTGAAGCATTTGAATCTGAAGATACTATTTCTGTTCTGAATAGATATATTGAGGAAGCAGAAGTTAATCTTGATAAGTCAATTCTTCAAAAAATGCTTGGAGAAATATATCAAGAAGCATGTGAAATAGTCTGATGTTTATTCTAACAATTAACGGAAGAGAAAAAGAGGGTGCATATTCGGTAATTGATGATGATGGAGAGCACATTTTATATCTCTTTCAAGAAGAGGACGATGCAACTCGGTATGCTATGATGTTAGAGGAAGACGGATATCCAGAAATGCATGTGATTGAAATTGAAGATGAGGTAATGATAAAAACTTGTGAAATGCACGGATACCAGTATACCCTTATTACATCAAATGATATTGTAATTCCTCCTGATTCTGATTATGATTTTATTTAAAACTATAAAATATAAAAATTTGTTGTCTACTGGTAATCAATACACAGAAATTGATTTTACCAAAAATAAAACAAATTTAATTGTTGGTACAAATGGTGCCGGTAAAAGTACAGTTCTTGATGCTCTGTGCTTTTCTTTATTTGGGCGTAGTTTTAGGCGTATAAACAAACCACAACTGGTCAATTCAGTAAATGAAAAAGATTGTAGAGTTGAGGTTGAATTTTCTATTGGTAAAAGTGATTGGAAAGTTGTAAGGGGTATTAAACCTGCAATATTTGAAATCTGGAAAAATGATGCAATTCTAGATCAATCTTCTGCTGCTCTTGATCAACAAAAATGGTTAGAGCAGAATATTCTTAAAATGAACTATAAGTCCTTTACTCAAATTGTAATTTTGGGTAGTAGTAATTTTGTTCCTTTTATGCAACTCTCTGCTGCTCACAGACGAGAAGTGATTGAAGACTTATTGGATATTAAAATATTTTCTTCAATGAATACTTTGATTAAAGAAAAGATTCGTCAGAGTAAAGAAGAAATCAAAATCTTAGACCTTAAAAAAGAATCCTTCTTGGATAAGGTTAAGATGCAAGAAAATTTTATTGAAGAACTAGAAAATCGAGGAAAAGAAAATATCCAAAAGAAACTTCATTCAATTTCTACTTTAGATAAAGAGGTTGAAGTGTTTATGAGGGAAAGTGGAATTCTTGAGGAAAATATTTTTGAAAAACAAAAAGAAGTTGAGGAATATATTGGTGCGGGTGATAAACTTAGAAAATTTGGAACACTAAAAGGAAAAATCTCTCAAAAAGTATCTACTCTTACAAAAGAACATAAGTTCTTCACAGAAAATACGGTCTGCCCTACTTGTACCCAAGAGATTGATGATACCTTTAGAATAAATAGAATTAACGACGCTCAAAATAAAGCAAAAGAGTTGCAATCTGGTTATACAGAACTAGAAGAAGCAATTAAAGAGGAGGAAGGAAGAGAGCGTCAATTCAATACTATTACAAAGGAAATTTTAAAACTTACTAATGATATTTCTCAAAACAATATTAAGATCTCTGGATATCAAAGACAAATCAGAGATCTTGAGTCTGAAGTTCAAACAATTACCAAACAACTTGAAAACAGAAATACTGAACATGAGAAGCTAGAATCATTTAAAGACAACTTAAAAATTACCTACGATAGTCTTGCCTCTAAAAAAGATACTATTAACTACTATGATTTTTCATATAGTTTGCTTAAAGATGGTGGAGTAAAATCTAAAATCATTAAGAAGTATCTACCTTTAATTAATCAGCAAGTCAATCGTTATCTCCAGATGATGGACTTTTATATTAACTTCACTCTTGATCAGGAATTTAATGAAACTGTTCAGTCTCCTATTCATGAAGATTTCTCATACTCTTCTTTTAGTGAAGGTGAAAAGCAAAGAATAGATTTAGCACTACTCTTTACTTGGAGAGAAGTTGCAAGATTAAAAAATTCAGTAAACTGCAATCTTATGATACTTGATGAGATTTTTGATAGTTCACTGGACTCCACTGGAACCGAAGAGTTTCTTAAGATTATTCGTTATGTGATTAAGGATGCTAATATATTTGTGATTTCTCATAAGACTGGACTTGAGGACAAATTTGAATCTGTCCTTCGGTTTGAAAAAGTCAAAGGTTTTTCGCATATGATATCCCCATAAGGACAAGAACAATGCAAGTACCAAACTGGAAGCACCACTCCCGAAAGGAGCAAAAAAGAAAACTTAAACCGCAAGCACTGCGACAAGCAAAAGCACGTCTTGCCCAGTTTAAAAATCGTCACACTGGTCGTCCAAAAGGCGACCTTTCGTTTTATGATACGTTCATACGAAACGAAACCGATGTCCGTCCGTCACGAAATCAAGTCTCAACTTGCAAAACTGCTTGCTACTGAAGACCTTGTTGTTGAGCATAAGAAAGTAGAAACTGCTTGCTTTAATGTTCATACTCGGGTTCTTACTCTTCCTTTGTGGGAACGCGCATCTAACGTTGTATATGACTTGCTCGTTGCCCACGAATGCGGACATTCTCTTTTCACTGATGATATTGATTGGATGGAAGAACATAAGATTCCTCAACAGTTTGTGAACATAGTTGAGGATGCTCGTGTAGAAAAATTGATGAAACGTAAGTATGCTGGACTTGCGAAGACTTTTTATAATGGATATAAAGAACTGCACGAGGATGATTTCTTTCAAATTGTAGATGAAGATGTTTCCATTATGAATCTTGCTGATCGCACAAATCTTTATTTTAAAGTAGGCAACTTTATTCCTCTGGACTTTAATCCAGAAGAAATGGAGATTGTTAATTTGATTGCTGCAACAGAAACTTTTGCTGATGCTCTATTTGCAGCAAAAGAACTTTATAACTACTGTAAAAAAGAGAAAGAACAACAAGATAACTCTCAAGAGACTCAAGGAGATTCTCAGTCCCCTGCAAATGAAATCTTGGAGAGCAATGACTCCTCAGATGATCAGGAAGAAGGTAGTGATAACTCTCAATCAGAGCAACCATCCGATGAGTCTTATGGTGGAACTGCTCAGGGAGATCAAATTCCTCAAAGTTCTAATCAGCAGGAGGACCCAGAAGTTCGCACAGTTGATAGTTTGGAAAGTAAAATTAGAGACCTTGTAAACGTTGATGGGAATGAAAATGTTTATGTTGAAGTACCTCAAGTAAATCTTAATACTCTAATCGGCAAGAACTTTGATGTTCATAAAGATATTGATGCTTCCTTTAAATTTCAGCAAGACAATCGTCCGGGGGAAAAACTTTTTGAAGATGTAGACTTGCAGTTTAAAAAGTTTAAAGTTTCTGCTCAAAAGGAAGTTAACTACCTGGTAAAAGAGTTTGAGTGTCGTAAAGCAGCAGATAGTTATGCTCGTGCTTCTACTGCCCGCACAGGTACTCTTGATACTGCCCGACTGCATTCTTATAAGTTTAATGAGGACCTTTTCAAGAAAGTTACTGTAATTCCTGATGGTAAAAATCACGGATTAGTATTCATTCTTGATTGGAGTGGTTCAATGGCGAGTGTAATGTTAGATACTTGTAAACAACTCTTCAATTTGGTTTGGTTCTGTAAAAAAGTTTCTATTCCTTTTGAGGTTTATGCATTTACTAATGAGTGGCGTCGTCCTGAGTATGACTACGAAACTGGTAAGTTTTTGGCTGCCGATAGAACTCCACACTATCAAAAGAGGGAAGGACTTATTCAAGTAGATGAGGGTTTTTCATTAATGAACTTGCTCACCAGTAAAGTTTCTCAAAGTGTTCTAGAACATCAAATGCTTAATATTTGGCGTCTTGCTGTTTGTTTTGGAAACACCTACACTTGCGGATATACTCATCCAAGTCGTCTGTGCCTCTCTGGAACTCCCTTGAATGAAGCATTAATTAGTCTTCACCAAATTCTTCCTAAGTTTCAAAAGGAAAATAAACTCCAAAAGGTTCAGTGTATTGTTCTTACTGATGGTGAAGCAAGTCACATTCCCTACCACGTTGAAATAAAACGTGCTTGGGACAAGGAAACTTATATTGGTCTTAATAGTGTTTCTCCTCAAAAGACCTTTTTGCGTGATAGGAAACTTGGAACTACCTATATGTTTGGATATGGTTATCACGAATTCACTGATACTCTTCTTCGCAATCTTAAGGACAAGTTTTCTTCAGTAAACTTTATTGGTATTCGTGTTCTTCCTGGTCGTGATGCACATCGGTTTATTAATCTCTACCATTCTCCCAGTGATAAAAATTATGTAAAAATCCAAAATGATTGGAAGAAACTGAAGAGTTTTACGATTACCAACTCTGGATATGATGCTTACTTTGGTCTCTCTTCATCTGCTCTGTCTCAAGATGCGGAGTTTGAGGTTGCTGAAGATGCAACAAAATCACAAATCAAATCTGCTTTTGCAAAGTCTCTTAAAATAAAGAAACTCAATAAAAAAGTTCTTGGTGAGTTTGTAACATTAATTGCTTAATAAATAACTAAAAAGTGGTATAAAAATGAAGACCTTTCAGGAATTTATGGTAGAATGTTCTTCTCTCCAGGAAACTTCTCTTACTCGTGTGATGAGTAAATCTCAAAAAGGTGGAATGGCGATTATGTCTGCTCAAAGGGGGGATAAATCCAAAACAGAAAACAAAGCACGTTCTAAACAACTTGAAAAGGATATAAGAGGTGCTGGTCTTCCCGGTCCAACAAAAGTATCTGGAAGATATACTGAAAACCCAGGAACACCTGACGAAAAAAAAGTAGGAGAAAAATCTCACATCATTACTCCAGGTAAAAAAGGTAAGAGAGCGTTTAAAAAGGTAATTGGAAAACTTGGTAAAAAGTATGATCAAGATTCCGTATTGGTTCAAAGAAAACCAGGCGGATCTGCTACACTTAAAGGAACTTCAAAGACCTCTTGGCCTGGAGAAGGAAAGAATGTTAAAATAGGTAAAATGAAACCTGGTAGAACTGGTGAGTTTGATACAAGAGTTAAAAACAAAACATTTACTGTTGAGGATTGAGTATGTTTAAAAAAAAAGTAAATGAAAACAAATTATGGGGAATGCCTTTCGTAGTTGATCATCAAAATCAAATTGTTTATTTGAAGTGTAGTAGTGCAATTACTGCTATGGGTATTCCTGCGATTGTAAAACAATATTATCCTGGATACACTGGAAAACTTGTAAGCATGGAACATCTGGAAAAGTTGAGAGACCAGTTCAGCAACTGACCACCCAGGGATCTGGAGCACTCCTTTTTGCTCTATAATGACTACAGTTGAAACAAACCACTCACATTATGACCCGCACCAAAATGAGCACTGATTATATCACATCTTCTCTTAAAGCACTTTTTGGAACTAATGTTACTGCTGCCGATATTAAAGGTTGGTGTGCTGCTAACGGAGCTAACTATCAAACTGTAACCAATAAGATTGAAGAATTCAAAGTCAGTCGTGGTCGTTGGAACTTGGAAGTCACTCAACAAAAGGTAGAAGAAATCGAACGTTCTTTTAATCAAGTCGCAGTTCTTCCTGAACATCAGCAAAACCTTATTCCTGATAAAGATGATACCTTCGTCAAGTTTGGTAACTTTAACGATATTAAAAAAATTATTCAGTCCCGTATTTTTTATCCTGCATTTATTACGGGTTTGTCGGGTAACGGTAAAACGTTCAGTGTGGAGCAAGCGTGTTCTCAACTTAAGCGTGAACTTATTCGTGTAAATGTTACAGTAGAAACTGATGAAGATGATCTTATTGGGGGTTTTCGCCTTGTTAATGGCGAAACAGCATGGCACAATGGACCCGTCATTGAAGCACTCGAACGTGGCGCAATCCTACTTCTCGATGAGATTGATCTTGCATCTAATAAAATCCTCTGCCTTCAATCCGTCCTAGAAGGTAAGGGTGTCTTCCTTAAAAAGATTGGTCGTTTCGTAAAACCTACTCCTGGGTTCAACGTAATCGCCACTGCAAACACCAAAGGTAAGGGTAGTGAGGATGGTAGGTTCATAGGCACCAACGTGCTCAATGAGGCGTTCCTAGAGCGGTTTCCTGTGACGTTTGAGCAGTCATATCCTGCTCCTATTACTGAACAAAGGATTCTTGAGGGAGTCGCTCTGGACCTTGGTGTGGAGGATCGTGAGTTCTGTAAGCGTCTTGTTGATTGGGGTGATGTAATCCGTAAGACCTTCTATGATGGTGGTATTGAGGAAATTATCAGTACTCGTCGTTTGGTCCATATCATTCGTGCTTACAGCATCTTTCAAGATAAAGCAAAGGCAATTCAAGTTTGTGTAAATCGTTTTGATGATGAAACCAAACAAGCATTCCTAGAACTCTATGATAAAATTGATGCTGACTTTGTAATGCCTTCCGAAAATCCTGAGCTGACCATTGAGGTTGGTAAGGAGATTGACATCAACCTTCCTTTCTGATATAATTGGAACAGGTAATAAAAGTGTCTTCTCTTTTTATGCTTGATACTATTTCAAACTTTACTATTGATATGAAAGAAACTCCAAATCATCTTTGGAAATACAACGAAGATAAAATCCTTAAAGATGTTGAAGATTATGTGACTACTACCTATCACGGACATTATTGTGGTGATAGTGATGGTTATGCCGACATCCAGACTATTGACCTGATGGCAGCAAAAAGACTGGCAGCAGGTTTCTGTCAGGCAAACATCCTCAAATATGGTTCTCGATATGGAGACAAGGATGGTCGTAATAAGCGTGACTTGATGAAAGTCATTCATTATGCTATGCTACTTCTTCACTTTGACGGGCATTATACTCGCAAAGATAATGGACTTACTGAATTCACCCGCTGATTATAATGAAACTCTCTGACAAAACTCTAACTCTTCTTAAGAACTTCTCTTCTATCAATCAGTCTATTCTGTTTAAAGAAGGAAATTCGCTACGCACTATTTCTGTCATGAAGAACATACTTGCAGAAGCAACAATTGAAGAAGAACTTCCTAAAGACTTTGGTATCTATGATCTTAACCAGTTTCTAAATGGACTCAATTTGCATCAAAATGCAGAACTCGACTTTGTAAATGATAACTATGTTGTTATTAAAGAAGGTCGGTCTCGTTCCAAATATTTCTTTGCAGACCCAAATGTAATCGTTACTCCTCCTGATAAGTCAATTTCTCTTCCTTCTGAAGATGTTTGTTTTGTTCTTGATACCAAAGAACTTGATAAACTTCTCAAAGCAGCTGCTGTATATCAACTTCCAGACCTTTCTGTTGTTGGTGAAGCGGGTGTAGTGAAACTGGTTGTTCGTGATAAAAAGAATGATACATCTAACGACTTCTCCATTGTTGTTGGTGAGACTGATGATGTATTCACCTTTAACTTTAAGGTAGAGAATATCAAGATTATTCCTGGTAATTATGAAGTAGTCATCTCACAAAAACTTCTTTCACGTTTTAAGAATACTGGGTTTAGTGTTACGTACTATATTGCGATGGAACCTGATAGCACTTTTGAGTGATTATAACATTACTTTATTATGAATATTTTTGTTACAAATGAATTTCCTGCAGAGAGTGCCATCGTACTTCCTGACAAACATATAGTAAAAATGCCTCTAGAGTGCTGCCAAATGCTTTCTATCGTGGCATCAGAGAAATGGGGTCACGGGTACGGAACCCTCTCCAAGACCGATGGAACCCCCTACAAGACCGAGAAAGGTGCTTTCCGTAATCACCCCTGCACCCAATGGGCATCAAAGACTATTGATAATGCTTATTGGTTAATCAAGTGGGGTATGAACTTGTGTGATGAATACACCTTACGGTATGGTAAGGTTCATTCGTGTTATAATACTCTTGTGGATGCATACTATCTTTTCCCTAAAGGTAAGTTGACTAATGTAACTCCATTTGTTCGTGCTATGCCTGAAGAATGGAAGCATGATGATACGATTGATACCTTTACTGCTTATAAAAGGTATATTGCATCTAAACCTTGGGTAAAGGATAATTATCTTCGCCTACCTCAAAGAAAACCCTCGTGGATTTAATTTATTATGACAAGTGAATTCCTTTTCTGTGAAAAGTACCGTCCTCAAGTAATTGATGATTGTATTCTTCCTGATGATACTAAAAAAACGTTTAAAGAGTTTGTAGAGAAGGGTGAGATTCCAAATCTACTCCTCTCTGGTCCTCCTGGTATTGGTAAAACAACCATTGCAAAAGCACTCTGTAATGAACTTGGTGCTGACTACTATATCATTAATGGATCCGATGAAGGACGTTTTCTGGATACTGTACGAAACCAAGCAAAGAACTTTGCGTCTACTGTATCTCTAACTGGTTCTTCTAAACATAAAGTCATTATTATTGACGAAGCAGATAATACTGGTAATGATGTTCAGATGCTTCTACGTGCAAATATTGAGGCATTTTACAATAACTGCCGATTTATCTTTACCTGCAACTACAAGAACAAGATTATTGAACCACTACATTCTCGTTGTGCTTGTATTGACTTCACTATTAAAGGAAAGCAAAAAGCACAACTCGCAGGAGCATTCTTCAAAAGACTTCAAACAATCTTGGATGTTGAGAAGGTTGAGTATGATCAAAAGGTTCTTGCAGAACTTGTATCCAAACACTTTCCAGACTTTCGTAGGGTCCTGAATGAATGTCAACGTTATTCTACAAGTGGAAAAATTGATGCTGGTATTCTTGCCTCGTTCTCTGACGTATCTGTAAATGATCTCCTTAAATATCTCAAAGAGAAAAACTTTACGGAAGTTCGCAAATGGGTTGTTTCTAATCTTGATAATGACTCTTCTGTTATTCTTCGTAGGGTTTATGATGCCCTTTATGATGTTTTAGTACCTGCTTCTATTCCTTCTGCTGTTTTGATTATTGCTAAGTATCAATATCAGGGAAGTTTTGTTGCCGATCAAGAAATCAATCTTCTTGCTGCTCTTACTGAAATTATGTGTGAGGTTGAGTTTAAATGAACATTTTATCTCCCCATATTGATCTTCTTGTGGAAGAACAAAACGAATATATGGTAGAAAAAGTTTATTGGATTAAAGTGTTAGAACATTATAAAATTTCTAATACAATTGGATTAACTCATGGTGGATCCGTCTATGGGTTTGTTTTTAATGAAACTCAACCAAAAGAGAATCAACTTGCTTCAGATTTTCAAGAAGTAGTTTATATTGGGGAATCGATAGGATGGTATTATGACAAGAAAAATGGAGAAAAAAAATTACCCAGAAAAACATCATATTTGAATAAAAGAATCATTCATCATCGTGATCGTTTTAATGGAACTGCTAAAGTTTCTTCAGATGAAACGGAGAAATATCAATTATTTGAAGATAAGTATGGTCTTGGTTTTGATGTTCTAAATGGAACATTCACAGGAAAACCTTTGTGGGTTGGATTTCTTCCAATTCCGATAAATTTTCCAGAATTAATGCATAAAAACTGGGTACGCACATATGAACGTTTGGAATTGAAAAGATATAAAAAAAAATTTAATAAAAAAACATTAATGAATTTGGATGAGGACTATAATAATAAAAATGAAGAATCTGCTTCATCAAAATATGAAATTCCAGACGTAACTTCATTCATGAAATAATATGAAATGATTATGGAGAAATTGAATGTCAATTAGTCAAAAGCAACTAAAAACCTGTTTAAGATATCCTGGAGGTAAGTCCCGTGCTTGCCCCAAAATGGACCCATACTTTCCAGATCTTCGTAATTATGATGAGTTTCGTGAACCATTTCTTGGTGGTGGTTCTGTAGCAATTCACATTACTAAAAAATATCCCAACCTGAATATTTGGGTGAATGATCTTTATGAACCTTTGGTAAATTTCTGGCAAGTTCTTCAAATGTTTGGAACAGATCTAAAAGATAATCTTGAAGGAATAAAATTAGCAAACAATAAACCAGAATTAGCAAGAGATCTATTTCTTTATTGTAAGGATAAATTGCACGAAGAAGGTCGTTCAAATCTTGATCGTGCTGTTGATTTTTATATTATCAATAAGTGTTCTTTCAGTGGACTCACGGAGAGTTCTTCTTTCTCTGCTCAAGCATCCAACGGCAACTTCTCAATGCGCGGAATTGAAAAGTTGCCTGAGTATTCTAAACTTATCTCCAAATGGCGTATAACTAATTATTCCTATGATTACCTGATGGATGGAAACAAAGGTGCTTTTATGTATCTCGATCCTCCTTATGACATTAAGGATAATCTCTATGGGAGAAAAGGATCAATGCACAAAGGATTTGATCACGATAAGTTTGCTTCTGATTGCGATTCTAATAATATGGATCAATTAGTAAGTTATAATTCAGATCAACTTGTGAAGGATAGGTTTAAGAACTGGAATACTGGTGAGTTTGATTTAACTTATACGATGCGTTCTGTTGGTGAATATATGCGAGATCAAAAACAACGTAAAGAACTCTTGCTTTTTAATTATAATAAAACCCCTAAAATCCAAGTTAATTTTGATGGATGTTATAATTACAATAGACTGAAAAGTGAGGGACTAGTTGATGACTTATGAATTAACAGATTGGTTAAATTCTATTAATTTCACTAAAGAAAATCTAATGAAAGAGGATGAAACCTCAAAGAAAGAGTATGTCCCTTATATTATTAACAAATGTTTATCTGCACATATTGATTGTATTTTATATGCAAATGAAATGAATCTTCATCATTCTTTAGATAAAGATATGCAATATTCATTTTATCTAAATAGTTTGAGGAAAAAGAAGAGATTCTCTCCCTGGATCCGAAAGAATAAAGTCAACGATTTAGAATGTATCAAAAAATACTATGGTTATAGTAATGAGAAAGCATCTCAAGCACTTAAAATCCTAAATAAATCTCAAATTGACTTTATAAAAAAACGACTTGAAACTGGCGGAATGAAATGACTAACCAAACAATTGAACCACAAGTAAACTGGTCTCCTGATATGATGGTGGAGGTTACTTTAAATGAACCAGATGACTTTCTAAAGGTAAGAGAAACACTGACTCGTATCGGTGTTGCCTCAAGAAAGGAGAAAAAACTTTATCAGAGTGCTCATATTCTTCATAAGCAGGGTAGATATTATATCACTCACTTTAAAGAGTTGTTTGCTCTTGATGGTAAACATGCAAATCTGACTGTAAATGATGTCCAGAGGAGAAATCGTATCGTTCGTCTTCTTGCAGACTGGGGACTCATTACTGTTGTTGATGCAGATAAAGTATTAGATATTGCTCCTCTAAATCAAATCAAAGTTCTTCCATTTAAAGAAAAGGGAGAATGGATTTTAGAAACTAAATATAATATTGGGAAAAGAAGCAAGGTAGTAGAAACTGAATAATAAAGTAGGGAGTTCAACACTCCCTTTTTTTGTAAAAGTGTTATAATTAGTATTGGATGCCTTCGGGATCCATAAAACATAAACCTCGCTTTATAAGGAGTTACTATAATGACTAACCTTGCACGATATACGTCTGCGGATCTTCCTGCCCTAATGGATAGGATTACTCGCAATAGTATTGGAATGGACGAATATTTTGATCGTCTATTTAATCTTCATGAAACTACAAATAATTATCCACCTTACAATTTAATTCAAGTAAATAGTGTTGAATCTCATTTGGAGATCGCACTTGCAGGATTCAAAAAGGAGGAAGTAAATGTCTTCACAGAGTATGGAAAACTTTTTGTCGAGGGGCAAAAATCAGATACAGAATCGGATAGGACGTTTGTCCACAAGGGT